TTCTCTCCGCTTATGATCTTCTCGCACCACTTCGGTCTGATGCTGATTAAAACAGCTATCATGCCTTTTCTCCTTCCTCCGATTCTTCCGGCAAGCCGCGCCATTCCCAGCAGCTGGAATCGCAGCACCCGGCGCATGGGCATCCTTCCTTCATGCAGTTCATACAGTCAAAAATAATATCACCGTCCGCACCGTCAAATTCGCAAAAATCGTTATGCTTGCAGTCCATGCAGTCATGCCGCTCTTTTATTTGCTCGATCAGCGCGTCCCTCTCGGCTTCTGCCTCCGCCTGCTTTCTCTGGGCGAGGGCAATCACCCTGTCCTTCCACTCAAGTTCTCTTCTGAGCCTTTTTATCTCGTCCGATTGCCCATCTGTCACCGCGCGCAGAAATTCAATGGATTTTTCATATGCTATTTTCTGCGGGCGTTTTACTTTCCCAAGACTCGCGCCTTCGCGGAGCGCCACATTCTCGGCGGTCAGGCGCTCGATGAGGTCAGCTGCATCCGTGCTGAGCCTGTCGGCATCACACCCGAACCACTTCCGGAAATATCCGCACTTCAGGCAATCTCTGTCCGTTGCACTGCATACCGTAGATATGCACTGCAGCGCCTTCACGATCTCTTTTTCAGTCATAGGGTTTCTTCCTCCATTCCTTCAAGAACCATTTGTCCCGGCAAAACGCCGTCCTCCATGGTTCGTTCTAAGTCCATCGGTCCAGCTCCTCCATCAATGCCTTAAAAATCGGGTATGCCTGCTGCGGCACTACAGCGTTTCCGAGGCATTTAAGTCTGTCTACCCTTGCGGGAATCCCATGAGCCATTCTACCCACGTCGGGTTCAGCTGCCCAGCAACGTCCGTCCGCAAGCTCCTGTGATTGTCCCCACCGTGCGTCCCCTGCGCATCCGCTGCACATAGCGTCGTAAACAGCTTCATTGCCACTCTCTGCGTCAGATTGCATTTGCCCGGATCTTTCTGCCGACTTGGCGGCACAGAATGCAGCGTGTCTTTGTATTCGTTCGCACGCGGCGTCGGCCACAGCCCTTTCGTCCGGGCTAACACGTGCTCCCGCAGATTGCTCACCCCCCCATGTACGCCCTGATTGCTCGTAAATGTCGTTTCCCCGGCTGCGAGCAGGTTGATCCTCTTTTCTGATGCTATCGTGCAGCCTACTGTCGTCGGTGTCGGCCACATCTGCGATTCCGACGAAGAATACCCTTGACCGTCTGTGCCAAGCTCCGACAGCCGCAGCCTCAAAATTAAACACGACGACGTGATAGCCAGCACGCTCCAGATCCTTGACCACCTGCCCGGCGGCAATCTTGATGATTCCAGGAACGTTCTCACCGACAACGCAACGCGGGCGCAGCTCGGTGATAACTCGGAGCATCTCCGGCCAGAGGTATCGATCATCCCCTTTGCCCTTTTGCTTTCCAGCCACGGAGAAGGGCTGGCACGGGAATCCGCCGGAAATAACGTCAACTGTTCGTAGGCCTGTCCGCTCATAAAAACTCTCCTTTGTCAGCGTCCGGACATCACGCCAGCGCGGCACGTCCGGCCAGTGCTTTTCCAGCACCTTCATCGGGTAGTCGGCAAACTCACACTGCCCGACGGTCGTAAATCCGGCCCACTCGGCAGCCAGATCAAGCCCGCCGATCCCGGAAAACAGGCTCAGATGCGTCAGCATTTTGTTTCCTTCGCCGTCGGCGTCAACTTGGCCAGCATGATCTGGCCGAGATCCGCCACGTATATTAGCCGCCCGCGGCTGTACACCATCAGCTTGTCGCCCTGGATCTCCATCCGGTCTGCCTCGATGTTCGTCAGATCGTTGCAGCAATCGCAAACAAATCTCATGTCTTGTCCTCCTTGTCCTCCTTGTTTTCCGCAAGCATTCGCTCGACCGCCTCCAGCTGGATCGCATCAAGTTCGTCCCCGTGGCGCTGCACGCCTTGCTGCAATCGGGCAGCGCCCTTTGACACCGGCCCCATCACCCTGTCCACAGCTGCACGTTCCAGCGGGTTCAGCTCGTCATGGTGTCCCTGCGCGCCGTAGCCGGGCTTTGCAGCGCGGCCGAGCGCCGCAGGGCGTGTGCTGGCCTCTTTCAGCCAGTCAAACACGATCCCCTTGTAATTTGCGGCCATAGAGCGGGTTATCACGTCGATCATGGCTTCCTCGCCGTATTCCTCCGCAGCCTTTGTGATCTGCGTAACAAGGCTTTGCAGTCCAACAGGCTTATACTCTTCCCGTCGTTCTCCCTTGTACGTCACCCATTTTTCAACTGCTTCGCGCAGCGTGGGGGGCAGGGGGGAAAGAATACTGTCCTTGTCCTTTTCCTTTGTCCTTTTCCTTTGTCCATAGCTTTTTTTGCTTTCCTCGGAAAGCATTTGCTTTTTTTGCTTTTCGTTGCTTTCGTCAAAAGCATTTGCTTTTTCGGATTCAGGCCGACCGCCCTGCTTTCCTGCCTCACTTCTGGACGCGGAGACGGCTTTCTGTGCCGCAACGGATTCGTCAATGTCCCGTCGAATCGCAGGCCAAATGAAACGTTCACTCCCGCTGAACTCTGGCTCTGCTCCCGACTCGCGATAATCCATCGCAGCCAGCACCAAGCGCCCCACCTCAGCAGCACTGTACGCCTCGAAATAGCTCCTGTAACTCAGCCACAGCTTGACGTATTCCTTTTTATCTCCCATCCGTCAGCCCTCAGAACGGAAGCTCGTTTTCGTCGCCGATCTCCATCTGCGGCATATCCGGCGCAGAGAACGGAACCGGCGTTGTGCTCGGCAGCGGATTGAACTCCGAAGAGGCCGGTGCAGCGGCAGAAGCATTCTGCCCGTCCCGCTTGCTGTCGCCGAAATAAACGCTTTCTGCGACGATCTCTGCCGTTTTGCGCTTGTTTCCGTTCTTATCTTCCCAGTTGCGGATCTGCAACCGGCCAGAAACAACAGCCATGCGGCCCTTGGAGAAATACTTGCTGACGAACTCAGCTGTATTCCGCCATGCGACAACATCAATAAAATCCGTTTCCTTCTCCGCGCCCTGCGCCGCGAAATCGCGGTCGCAGGCAAGCGTGAAGGATGCAACAGAATTTCCGCTTTGCGTCTGCCGAAGCTCCGGGTCACGGGTCAGGCGGCCCATCAGGACGATTTTATTCAGCATTTGTAGCGCCCTCCATGACCTCGCCGGTTGCCTGATCGACCGGCATATTGTCTACCATTTCCGCATCTGCGACAACAGTAGGAACGCTGAACATATCGTCGCTGATCTCCGTCTTGACCGTGCTGTCCTGTGCGATCTGCCGAACAAATTCGGACTTCATCGGCGCGTATTTCAGAACCTTTTTCAGAACAGTCTTTTTTGCCATCTCTTCGAAGTTGGTCTGCCACGGGCCGGAACCGTATGCCTTGCTGTACTTCTGCGCATGGGCGCGAACATCGTCCAGCGTCATGATCTCGAAGCCGTAGCCGCCGTCCTTTGTCTTGAACATTGCCCAGACGTTCACCGGGTCGCCGCGATCTCCGTTCAGCTTCGGGATAAATTTCAGGCTGCATTCTGTGCCATACTCGGCAATCAGCGTATCGTTTGCGTGTCCGACCTGCGCCTGGATCGTCTGGATCTCGCCGGAGCGGTATGCAAGGTCGATCATGCCTTTGTACCCAAGCTGGAACTGACATTCCAGACGGTTCTGCTTCCCGTTCCAATACGGGATCAAGTATGCCTGCCCAAGCGGCGTGTTCGGCTCCAAGCCAAGCTGTGCGGCGGTCATCATCGCGCCGAGGAAAGATTGCGGCGTACACTGCGCCAGTTTCGGATTCGTGGAAAGCGCGGAAAGCGTGATCCGCGTGAACCGCTCCGGAGTCATGACGGAGGGAAGCGCTTTCTTGATCTCACCCTCCATCTGCTTGATATACTGCTGCATTGTCGGATTTCCGCCACTCTGTGCCTTCATAGCCGTCTGCGCGGTTGCCTGCTGGATTTTGTTCATGATTCTTCCTCCTGTTTCATTTCTGTAATTTTGAATGGCCGGGCCTGCACCGTTTTGTAGAACGGCGTCAAATCGATATCCGGGTATGCCTCTTTAAAGGCTTTGGGCTGAAATGTCTGCCGGTTTTGCTGCTTCCAAGAGACGTTGTAGCCGTTGCAGGCGGCCCGCTCTGCCGTGCCCATATCGAGCTTGATTGTGTTTTCAATCTCGCGGCTGCGCTCCGCCAGTGCCGCCGCCTGACGCTTGATCTGCATATACTCGGAAAGCAGCTGTTCACGCCCGAACAAATCAAGCTGTTCGCCGTTGCTATCGGCATAAACCGTGCTGATCGCGTCCGTTGTCGCCTCCGAACCGTCCGGTGCAGGCGGGGTGTCTTCCTCGACGCACCGCCAGAAAAGCTTCTCCGCCTCCATCAGCGCGGAGATTTCCGCCTCATCGCGCTCGAGCGTGTATGTAAAGAATCCGCGCCCGAATACGAGAACCGCCAAATACCAACGGTCTAGGCCGGTGACGGCCAGATAATGAACACACTGTGCATAGTAGCGTTCCGGGAAATCCACACCGTTGAACTGCCGAATGTCAAGCGTCGAGGTTGTCTTGCATTCCAGCCCTGCATTTTCGCTGGAAATTCGCCTGTCAATGTCCGCGTGCGCCCACGGATAAGCGGGATTCCGAATGATGTAGTTGCAGCGCCGCACCTTTTTCCCGGACGCTTCTTCAAAGCGCTTCGCGACATACTCTTCGAGATCTCTGCCGATTCTCATAGCCTCTGTGTCTTCCTTTTCGGGAAGACGCCCAGTCTTATCCATCCATACCGTGTATGGGCTTGCAAAGCGGCTCATTCCGATAACAGCCGCCGCATCACTCCCTCCAATGGACTTTCTGCGTTCCTCCAGCCATTCTTCGCGGCTCATCTTCGCCGTGGAGATTGTATCGAGCATTTACTCCACCTCCACAAATTCGCCGTTTTTCAGCTGGTACCATGTTCCAGCCTTGATCTTTTCTCCATCGACAATGGCCGCCTTTACAGCGATGATTGGATACGATTCTCCGTTCCATTCGCCGCGTTCGACGCCGCAGATCGCGCAGCCAAGAGCGCCCATCGCTTTGCATTCGAGGCCAGCCGCGAGCGCCACGCCGGCTTTCCCCGTGGCGGAGGCCGCGCCCCGATAGCCTGTGGCGGAGGCCGCGCCCCGATCGCCCGTGGCGGAGGCCGCGCCATGATGGCCTGTGGCGGAGGCCGCGCCCCGATAGCCTGTGGCGGAGGCCGCGCCCCGATAGCCTGTGGCGGAGGCCGCGCCCCGATCGCCCGTGGCGGAGGCCGCGCCCTGATGGCCTGTGGCGGAGGCCGCGCCCCGATAGCCTGTGGCGGAGGCCGCGCCCTGATCGCCCGTGGCGGAGGCCGCGCCATGATCGCCTGTGGCGGAGGCCGCGCCCTGATCGCCCGTGGCGGAGGCCGCGCCATGATCGCCTGTGGCGGAGGCCGCGCCCCGATCGCCCGTGGCATGATTCTCTTTTTCTGCGTTTGCGCGCTTGATCGCGTCCTCAAATCCGATTTGATTCTTGACATATTCGATCTGCGCTTTCACGAGGCCGGGAACGCCGATCTCAGCTTTCAACGTCATTTTTTTCGCGACGATTTTGCTATCATCCGATTCACGCTCGTCAGTTACTTCTTCGGCATCTGCCTCAAAATATCGGCTTTCGTTTGGTGCATAGTAGTTCAGCACATCAATCGGTTGTTCGCACGCGTGCAGGCCAGCCCTGCAAAGATGCGGATCTCCATCAAAAACAGCGGCTTCGCCGAGCTTGTATTGAAACCCGCGGCACTTCATAGCCTTATCCGTGCCTTTATAAACTTTCATGTTGATCCTCCTGTTTCATCTTCCCCACCAGCCACAGCGGCGGGAACAAATAACGATCTTCGTCCTCCGGCTCGTCCGGCTCGTACTCCGGCTCCGGAATGCTCAAGTACAGGTTTTCGCCGTCATACGCCATTACGGCTCACCTCCTGCCGGATCAGCGCTTCACAGAAGCTCTGCACCGTGGAATACCCAAGCTTCTTGAGCAGCTTGTCCAGCTTCTTCGCCTGATCGTCCGTCAGGCGGAAATAATACCGGTTCGTCTTCTTCCGCCGGTCGCTGCGGTTCTTGGGCGCGTCCAGCGCCTTGATCGCCGCAGCTGCGTCGGGTTCTAGCCTGACACCGTATTTCTCCGGGTGTTCGCATTGCGAAAGCAGAACCTTATTAAACTTCGGGTAGTCGGCCCGATGTACCGCGTCGACGCAGGCTTTCGCACCATGTCGAACGCGGGAATCCGTTAAACTTGACATAGGTTCCTTTCTGCCCTATAATGAGGGCGACAATCGTTTTCCTTTCGGCCTCTGTCGCGTTGCCGCGCGGCAGGGGTCATTTCTTTATGCCAGCCCATACAAGAGTGTGCCGAGCGCGACGAAGCCAGTAACGACGCATTCATACGTCATTTCCGCTGTCCCGGCCATTGCTGACAGGATCATCGCCGCTCCGCTTACCCACAGACACATTCCTTTGATGATCCGCCGTGCCGCCTTGCGGGCCTCCAATTCCTCCCGCAGCCGTTCCCGGCGTTCCTCAGTCGTTTCCTCCGGCTCATACCCAAGCCGCTCTGCAAGATTCGTTCTCATGTTGCTTTCTCCTTCGCTTCCTGCATCCGCCTGACGAGCCACGCCAGACGGGCGTTTTGTGTCACGAGCTTCTGCGCGTCCATGTCAAGCCCCTTGCGCTTCAGCCCGCCGATGATCTGCGCCGTCTGGCACTCACAGACCAGCGCCGCATCGATCAGATCATGCAGCTCCTGCCCGCTCAATGTGAGGGTGTAGGTCTTTTCCTTCCCCATGGGTCAGCCTCCCGCCTCCCGCACGTCGCACGTCAGGCGGAAAAGGCTCAAAAGCTCCTTGATCTTCATGGCCTTACCTCAACATCGACCGGGAATTCCGTGTGGAAGTACATCTTGTAGTGGTACGGGTCTGTGTGCGTCCCGGAAATGTCCTCTACCACGTAGAGAGTGTAGTCGTTCAAGTATATGTAATTCTTCTTGTACTCGCCGGGGCCGACCTTGCAGGTCACGACCAGCTCACTGCTTCCGTTATTAGAAATGCTCATGTAACCCTCGGTCTCGAGGATGATCTTGTCTGTCCGGGCGTTGTATACGGTGATCCGGCGCTCGGATTCGAAATAATCCGCCTGCTTGCTGATGTTGGCATTGACCTTGTCTGCCTCCGAGCAGCCAGTCAACATGGCCGTAATCAGCAGTGCCAGCAGAGCCGCCGCAATCAGGGACACGACGGTGGTGGTGGTTTTGGCTTTTCTCATGGTGTTCAGTATCCTCCTTTGTTCCTCCTCATGCTCCGAGAAACCGCAAAAACGGCTCTCTCGGGATCTTCACTCTGTGCTTGCTTGTGCAGCAGACCGGGAAGCCCAGCTTTTCAGGCCGTTCCCTCGCCATCAAGCGAAGCCATTGCGGGTCACAGCCGAGCACCTGCGCCGCCTCGCTTGCGAGGATTGTGGGCTTTGACATTGCCCGGATATCGTCCAGCGTCATTTTTCCTCCTTTCTGCGTTCGATCACGGCCTTAACCGCGCCTTCCAAGCGCTTCCTTGCGCCCGGCGGATTTCTTTTCCCGTTCAGGATCATGGACAGATAGCCTTTTGTAAGTCCAAGCTCTGCGGCAAGATCGTCGTATGAAACACGCGCATTGTGCATTTTCCCGATCAGTACGCCTGTCCATTTTTCAGGCATATACACACCTCCATTCTGTTAAAATTGTTGACTGCAACGCCCCAGACGTGCTATACTGCCATTAGCCCTTTTAGGTAAATTCAGGAGGTGGTTGCCACGACCAAACTTTTGAACTTGCCAGTTCCAGACCAAAGAAACGGCGTGATGCGTTAGGGCAAGGGGCAGCGCCAGAACTGCCAAAGTGAGCGGCGCGTCCATAGAAGCGCAAGTTCGTTTTGTGTCAGGATAGTATTGCCGAGCCGGTGGAAAGAACTCTACCAATTCGGACGGATGCAAGGTAACGCATACGGCCATCCTGTGCAGCGCGTTCTGGTAAACAACTCTGGTGGAAACCGCTCGTGAACGAACCACGGGCGGCTTTTCTTTACGCCGCAGTCAACTTTTTTGGTTTTCTGGGTTGCGAAAGTTAACACATTGTGTTATTATGAATTTGCGAGATACATAACAACTTTTTTGACACGAGCGTTTTCGCTGGGGTCTGGTTTTGTGTTACCTTATTGAACCCTATGCGTTTATTATATTCACTAAAATGGTGAAAGTCAACCAGTTTTCACTATTTTGGTGAATATCGGCATATTCACCAATTTTGCTGAGGGATTATTGTGCTACTTGATTTAGATTTACTTCTTGCAAAACCGAAAGGCGCAGAAAATCCATTCTTATACTACCCGGAGTCTTATTCGCAAGATAAGAGTCAAAGCATTATTACAGCTGATAATAAATACGACCTCAAACGTTTTTCATCGCATGAATCGAGCGTCATACAACAGGTCATATTTACTGCTTTTTCGAAGTACCCTGCACGCTTTCAGTCATTAGGTCTTGCAAATGAAAGCTGCGTGATCGTCTATAAGCCCCGCTATGTATTGTTTGAGATTGCAACCATTATGTACGAAAATTCTTCAAAACCGGAAGATATACTAGCAGCGGCTTATGCCTACTCTCAAAAGGGGGCATCATTCCGAAAGCACGCCATATCCCTTTATAAAAAAAGCGTCGACTCTGTAAGCTTTCGAACATTGGATAAATTTGCGTCCTTGTATTCAGCGATAGTCTACTCAGACATCGCATCGCTGTATGAAAAAGAACATAACTACGAATCGTCTATCTACTGGATGAAAAAGGTTATAAAGCGTGGGGGGCTAAACAATCGATACTACTTAGAAAAGATTTCTTGCCTAGAAAATAAATCCCCACCCGCTACTCGGAAAGCCAAGCCAATTAGCAATAGTCAAGCCGAGTTTGAGAAGAACGTCCGGGCTGCCGCTTTGCATTTTATGGGAAAGTTTGATTTGCGCGTTCAGACAGACTAATATCTAGTGTGAGGTCTATATGGATTTGTATATCGAGAGAATAAAACCGTTGCTCGAGTCATCTGGCATGACTGACAAAGACATTGAGGAAGCGTTAAATTTGCCTCGCGGCGTAATATATAAATGGGGAATCGGGAAAAATAAAAGCTATAAACGATTCATCCCCGAAATCGCCAAATACTTCAATGTGTCCGCAGACTATTTGATGGGATTAGATTCCCCGTCTGCGGGCATAAAAAAAGAGCGCCCCGCCGATGGCGAAGCGCTTATTCGTGACTTGCCGGAGGATATCCAGCAGATTATTCGGATTTGCATGAATCGTCCCGAGCTTGCATCCGCTCTATTAAATCTTGCGAAGCAGATAGAAAAAGATTGAGTTTTTCGGGCGTGAATCTTGATATAGTTTCCACCAATTCCTTGATTGTCGCGGCTTCTTTTTCGTTCATTTCAGCTCCTATCTCCATTCTTCCAAATTCCGACGTTTATTTTTGTGCAGCTTCTACATTGCGGTTGCTGGTTCTAAGTGGTAATATGTAATTGTTTACAGCACTTGCATAGAAAATTCTGTAATCTGGTGGTGATTTCAAATTTTCAACTTCTTTAAGAACAACAAAAATCCAAAATTCAAGATAGAAATGCACGCATTCGAAAACGGTCGCGAGGTCGAGCTCAAACCTGATGCTTCACCATCGTGTGATATTCCGGACTTCGAAGAGATGAAGTTTATCAACGAGCATATCAAACCGTATGAGGATATTATGATTGGCTTTTCCGTCGCGCTAAAAGAGCGGCATGGGCTTGACGAGGAAATCAGTCTTCTCGAATGCGAGATTTCCGCATATAACGATCTTCGGCAATTCTGCATATCTTGCGGAAGAAAACAGTATTTTGAAGAAGAGTGGGGAAAGCCCCTTCGGAAAATGCCAGGAGGAACTACATATATTACCCCAGCAACTGATCGTCTAAACTATTTAAAGGAAAACTATCAGGAGTTGAAGCAGCGAGAAAGTATAAGAGTTTCTATTCTTCCAACATTAGATGCAGATTTACTCGCTTTTATCTCTAAGGCCCAGCCAGTTTTACAAACCGATATATATAAGGCGTTTGATAATGCCATCAAAGAAGACATCAAAGAGCATCTTTATTTTCTGGATAAAAGCGGGCAGATATCCCGGGTAAAGCACGGAAGCACCTACGTTGTCTCGCTTCATATGCGTTTATAAGGCATTTTATTCCCACTTTCTTAATGCAGCACGTGCGGCCCCCGGCGTTCTTCCTGCTCCCGGCCTATGTCGGCGACGCAGGAAAAGAGCAGCGGCACGCCCTTGATGTAGTCCACGCTGACGCTGTGCACATCTGTCAGCTTCGCGCCGTCGACCGTCACGTCGACCCTCCCGTTGTTTACCCGGATGTTGATGCACTCCATATTTTTTCCTCCTGTCATTTATTATAGAACGATTGTTCTAAAAATCAACATGGTATTATAAACAAACAGACCGCGTTATTTTTGGGAACCAGGAATCCGATGGTGTACAGTTTATGGGACTGATGATTTGATATAATATTTGGTTTGACCGGCCCCATCGTATCTGGAACATACGGTGGGGCCATTTCAGCAGATGCCGGATTCAGGAACTATCTGCTACGTTTTCATTGTACCAGATAATGTTTGTAAGAAAAGGGCGAATCCTGCGTTCTTGTCATATGTTTTGCATTTTTATATGGAAAATGTAAGAAATAAAACTGAAACTTACGAATGGAGGCGTAATCATGTCCGCAATACAGGATCTCGCTCCGTTTATCGGCGCGTATCAGGGGAAGATCAGAAGGGCAAAAGATGCAAGCGGGATGACGTTGGAGGAGCTGTCGAACGAGTCCGGCGTTTCCTTCTCTGCCGTGAGCCGATTATACGCTGGAACACAAGCGGATCCACGGCTTTACAACTCGGCTGCGCTATGCAAAACGCTCGGGTTGTCGCTCGACGAGCTGTTCGGCCTTGAAAATCCCGTCGGAAGCCCGGAAAAGCTGACCAAGCAGATCCATCATGTCGAGCTCGAAAACGCCAAGCTGGAGGCAGCAACAGCCCTACAGAGCGCGCAAATAAGGTCTACACATACAATGTGTTACGTTCTCGCCCTATTTTGTTTGCTGCTCTCCTTTACCCTGATTGCCTGCCTTGTAACGGATGCGCAGATTCGGAACGCAGGCCTCATTCGCGATGGAGATTTGACCGTAACCGCATGGGCGTGTATCGCCCTGATCGTAGGTTCAGTTCTGGCTTCGGCAATTACTTTCTACGCGATCCGAAAAGAACGTGGAGGGAAACATGGAGTGCATCAAGTGTAAAAAAGAAATCCCAGACGGCGCGCCCTACTGTTGCTGGTGCGGAAAAAAACAGGAAGCGCGGCGAAACCGGACACGCGGGAACGGGCAAGGAAGCGCTTACCAGCGAGGGAAGACGTGGACGGCGCGTTGGACAGAAAGAACTTACCTAGACGAGAACGACAAGCTTCGGCAAAAGATGCGAACAAAAGGCGGGTTTACATCAAAGCGCGCCGCCCTCCAATATGCAGCAAACCCTCCGAAGGAAGAGCAGCGAAGCCCCACTCTCAGAGAATACTACAAAACATATCTGCGTGGGGATTATCTATCCTTATCGGCTGATCGTCAGGGAGCGGCAGAAAAGGCTTTCGAGCGCATGAGAGAAATCGCCGACCGTGAGATCGACGCGCTTACCATCGCGCAGATACAGGATGTTATCGACCGCAACGCCAGCACCTATTACACGCGGAAGGACATGAAAACAGTCCTTTCCCATTGCTACAATCTCGCGATTGCCGAAAAGCAGACTACCGTGAATCTTGCAAAGTACATAAAGCTTCCGGAATTGGAAGAGAAGTCGCCGGAGCCGTTTACCGACGCCGACGTAAAAAAGCTATGGGAAGCGTATGCAAAAGATCACTTTGTCGGTTTTATCCTTACGATGATCTATACCGGCATGATGCCTGGTGAGCTTCTGAAGCTCAAAAAGGACATGATTGACTTTGAGAAAAATGAGATCGTCCGAGGCGGCATAAAGACAAAGAAGCGGAAGGAAACGCCTATGGTCTTCCCGGATTTCGTTGCGCCGGTGCTGCATGAACTATGCGAAGAAAGCAAATCGCGCGTCGGAAATATCTGCTGCATAAACAAAGATAATTTTTACAAGAGATATTATGAGTGTTTGGAGCTTGCCGGAGCGCAAAAGCTACCACCTTACTCATGCCGCCATACAACCGCTACAGCCCTCGCGATGAAAAACATCGACCCGTTTACGATCAAGGAAATCATGCGCCACACAAAGATAACGACTACCCAACGGTACGTACACCCGGACATGAAAGGCATGGTCGATGCCGTAAATCAGTTGCAAAACGACTCGACAGAGTGAATTATGTATGCTACAAAATATGTTACAAACGCCAATTTCCCCAGTGTTTTCAATGGGTTTTTCTCCCCTGCTAAGGGAGTAGGCGTCTAAAAAGCGCGCGAGAGTTCAAATCTCTCCTTCCGCGCCAAAGTACCGATTTTAGCTGTTTTAAAGCTAAAATCGGTACTTTTTTATGATTTTCACCCTATTTTCTGCGTATTTTCAAAAAGCAAAAATCACGTTATGACACGCTATGTAACATAAAATTATTTCCCGTATGCTACATTGTATGCTACAAATTCAGCGCAATGCGAGGGGACTCCCCTATTTTTTGCTACATGGACTTTATTTTCCGAAGCATAGAATCATAGACTTTTCGGTTCACAAGCGATAATGTGTCCATAAGTTCATCAACAACCGCCCAAGCCTTTGCCGGGTTTTTCCCAGCTACCGCAAGTAAAAACTCACTGTCCCCGTACTCGCCAACGATAGCCGGTTCTGCGGTCACAGGGGCGGGAGCGCCGGAGTAGTAACCCAAATACCTACCGCCGTCGCCCCGTTCCTCTTCCTGCATCTTGTCGCGTATCACATAAAGATCTGCCAGTTTGGCATAATTGGGATAGCTGGATTCCTCATATTCCAGCCGCGCTATCTCCTTGCGGATCTCGGCTTTATCCAGCATATCGTGCCTCCTTATGCTCGCTCGATCTGCTCCATGCAGCGGCGGATCGCTTCGCGGGTCTTATCGTCGTCCGCATCGCGCATCATATCGTCCAGCTGCGCGCGCATATGATCGCGGGCGTCTGTGCGGCTGTAGCGGCCCATTGCGTCGCGGCGGCGGCCACGGTAAGAGCTGCCCCGGCCGTAAGTACCGCGCATATCCGCCTCCCACTCGCCGTCGCGGGAATAGCCGCCGTCTTCAGCCATCTCGATCTTGTAGGTATTCTTGATGGAGCTCGTAAGCTTCTGGATCGCGTCCAGATCGCCCGCAGACATTTCGCGCTTGTCGGCGATTTCGTCCAGCTCTTTGCAGAGCATTTCACGCAGGTTTCTCAAATCGTACATATTGCATCCTCCTTTCACGATACGCGCTCGACGATCATATTGCTATTTGCGAAACTTACTGCCTGCGCGCTGGTGTTCTTCGCCGCTACAGTCAGGCAACAGCCGCGCGGGACTTCCACGAATGTGGAAACGAAGATGTTGAAATAGTTCTCAACAGCCGCAGGGGTTACGGCCGCTGTGGCGCTGCTCAGAGGTTCGCCGTTGATTGCAAGCGCAGCGGTAATGGCGCCTACTGTTCCGCCTGTAGGGACGGCGATATTCGCGCCAAAGGATACGCGGAACTTCGCCTTGCATTGCTGCGTAAGCCCGCGCAGCGTAACAAGCCCGCTTCCTTCGCGATGTACGATGCACGGCTTTCCGCAAGCCGCCGTGGAGATCAGAGGGACGTTCTGCCCAGCGGCGACAGTTTGAATTCCGGATGATGTAAATTCAGCCATAAAATCATTCCTTTCATAAAAATATAGCGGCGGGACGATTGCCCCGCCGCGTTGCTATCGAGTATCGGCAATGGGGCCGACCATTTTCGTGAGGCCACGAAAAAGCTCTACGATGTGGAGTTGTTACGCCGCGCAGCCGCCGCAGCCGTAGTTGTAGCCGCTGTTGCAGCAGTACGGATTCGCGACAACATAGGCCGGGCTGGGACTCGGGCGAAGCGTGGAAACAAGGTAATTGTTCTGTGCCGCCTGCGATGCTGCCAGCTGGTAGCCGAAAAGCTGCTGGTTCTGCTCTGCGATCTTCGCGTCCTTCGCCGCAAGCTCCTGCGCCGTCAGACGCTGGTCGATGCTGCGGAAGCCGCAGTTCATGGCGTCGATGATGTCGCGGGTGGTGTTCTGCACGGTGTTGCGGGTGTCGCACGCCTGCGTCGCCATGTCATAGCGCACCTGGGCGATTGCAGCGCGGTTTTCGCAGCAGCACTCCTGTGCCTGCATCGCCATGTTGTTCAGCTGCTGCATAAGCGCGGCCTGCTGGTTGCAGCGGGAAAGCTCGGCCTGAGCAAAGCCGTTTGCCATCGCCATGTTGGTGCCGTTGACAAGCTGCGCCTGCTGGTAAAATCCGTCGCAAAGCCCCTGATTTACACTGTCGATCTTGCGCTCGATGTTGGAGAAGTCAGAGGCCAGCACATAGCCGTCTACAACGCCGCCGGAATTTCTGCCGTTGTTGCCGAATCCGTTTCCATTGCCGCCCCAGCCGCAGAAAATGGCAAGGAACAGGATGATGATCCACCAGCCATTATCACCGCCGAAGCCGCCCCAGCCGCCACCTGTCATGCCGGTAGGCGCGACGGGCATTGTCATGGTCGGGGCGCCGTCATTCAAACTCATATTTTTCATTCCTTTCGTAGATTCAAAAGATTTATCTCAATCGTGGCCACGATTTTGATCGTTCAACTGTCTGGAATTCCCGAACTATTGCAGCAGTTGCCGGAATTGCCCCGCCACCTGCTGCAGCTGGTTCAACTGCTGCTGCGTGATTTTCCCGCTTTGTACCAGCTTCTCAACCTCCGCTTTCGGGTCGCCCTGAAATGTCTGTTGGAACTGCCGGAATTGCTGCACCATATTTTGAAACTGCCCCATCTGGCCGGGCATCTGCCCGCCGCCGAGGGCCTGAAACAGGGGGTTAGCCATCGCTTTCAGCCTCCTTTGTCTTTCTCGCCGGTCTGACGCTTGGAGCGGCCAGCTTCGCCACAAGCTCGTCGAACTCCTTGCGCGTCACGTATTCCTCCATCATGCCTTTTCGCGCCGCTGTTGGCGTTATAACGGCCTGTGCGCGCTCTACAAGATCATAGATAGTCATGGTCGGCTTTCCGCTTGCATCGGCTTTTTTGACGTAAACAACAGGCGCGTTCATGTCCCATAGCGTTACGGCGTTGTTGGGTGCAACAATAAAGTCGTTTGCGGCTTGTTCGTTCGGGATCCAGATGATCGACTGATTCTGCGGCTGCTGGGGCTGCGGTTGGTAAGCCGGCATCTGCGGCGCGGGCTGATACTGCGGACGCATCTGCATCTGCGGCTCCTGCATCTGCGGCATGGGCGGCTGATTGTAAATCGGCTGCTGGTACACGTATGGTTGTTGTCCGAACATCATTTATCCTCCTTTGCCCAGTAAAACAGCGGGATTTCATTGCCGCTGTCCCACGTGTCGAAGTAACATCCGTCCTCCGCGCAGACCACATGGCTTGATAGAGCCAGTACGTACACGCCGCGCGGGTGGTCTGCGCAAAAGTCCGCGACGGTGTAGCAGTCCGGGCACGTGTTCGGGATCACGTTCCGCGTAAATCCCTGCTGCCGGAGGTAAGCGCTCCATACGCTGTTTGCGCTAGGCAGATCGCCCATGATCAGCCCTTGCAGGCACAGGCCGATATACACCTCGTCCCAGCTCTTCCCGGTCGCCTTTGCGATGGCCCGGACAGTGCAGTCCCCGACTTTCCGGCCCGCCGGATTTGGATTAAAATAAGAAAAGCCCATACCGAACACTCCTTTGATGTGTTCAGTATGGGCCTTCTTGCTGCTTCTTGTGCCTCAGTTGTGTATCAATTTGGTTCAAAATTTAAGCCCGCGGTTATTCCACGGGCTTAGTTTTTGTTATCGTTCGTTTACAGCCAGAATCTCTGCCGCCATCGCGGCCACATACGGCGGGCATCCACGCCGTCCGCCGCACCAGTCCTGCACGGTGCGCAGCGGGATTCCAAAATACTGCGCAAATCCGGTCTGCGTCAGGCCGTACATCTTGATCAGCTCTGGAATCGTGCAGTGTGTGCCGTCCCAGATCCCGCCGAGCAGCGCCAGCCGCTCCATCGGAACCTCAGCGTCCTCGGCGTCACCCCAGATGCTGGACAGTGCCAGATCGGATATATAGGTGTCGCGGTCAGCGTATGCGCCGGTTTCGGCGTAGAGGGCGGAGCGGATAAAGGGTGTGAGTTTCATTTTTCGATCCTCCTATACTGATGAATTTTGTTGCATGAGCGCGTCCCAGCTGGCCCAGAGTTTGCGGTTGCAAGGTTCGCCGTGCAGAGAATCGAGAATATCAGCAACTTCTGCCGGGCTTTGATAGTACAGGACGCACGTTTCGCCGGTCTGCGTGCGCCGAAATTGCAGCTTTTTCGGCCCTGCCGGAAAATGCGAGGATACTTGCGTTAAAAGCTCAGGCTGCCCGTAAACCCGCAGCCGTGGTGTCCTGGTGGGCTTGCCACGTACCTTGTGCGGCCAGAGATCAAGGCAAGCTTGCAGCTCCACCACACCGCGGCAAAATCCCTGCCAATCCGTCACGTCGGCGAGGGACGGGAGAAGATGCACCTTCGCGGATTTCACAGTCCAAAAGTCTTTCTTTCCGTCTGCGCGGTGCTGGAGGTATGGCGCGGTTGGGAAAAGCTCGGCAACCGCGTCAATGTACCACCGATCAACACAGCGAACAAGGAACTTGCCGCAGGTATCAACGCCGAGCAGCATGAGGATCGCTTGCTGATAGCCGTTCAATCGTCCTCTTCCCCCAAATCTGCGCGAAGTTCATCGAACCATGCTTCTGTTTCCGCCCAACTGTGGGCCGCGTACTCTTCATATGTTTCGAAATCCCCGATAATGTATCGGATATTGGTAAGTCTGTAGATTTCGAATGTATGGATATCCGCGAAACGGGCCGCGATCATATGCCCTTGCAGGTTCTTGTCGTAAGGTTCGTCTCCTACTGGAGCCATAACCTTCGCCAGAATTTCCGTTTGTTCCTCATACCATGCGTTGCGTTCTTCCTGCGTCGAAAACCGCATCGGTTCCTGTGCGCGGCCTGCGGCGCTTCCGGCTTCCATGATTCTAGTGATTTCCTCTACGCTCGTCATCTGTAGTTCCCTCCGTTTCAAATTCTATCGCCGTAAACCTGCACACGCTCCCACACGTCTTCGGGGATGTTGTGCTCAACCTTGCCGAAGTACCATGCGGCAAGCATATTGCCGTCGCTGTCGCGGCTTTCCTTGTTCGCAAGCGCCAGAAGACGGTATGCATAATCGGAACGATGGTTGAAAATGATCTGGCCGTTCTCGTCTGTGACTTTGTAAAAGTATTTGTACTGTTTCATTTTTGTTCCCTCCCGGCTTTCGCCTTGCTTTATCTTATGGCTTAATTATACACGCAATGCGTGTAATTGTCAAGAGGAAAATGCAAAATTTTTAAAAATAAGCGCCGATTTCTCGGCGCTTATCTCAGTTATACAGTTTGCTCGATGTCCGCTGCATCTCCCGCATGATCTCCGGCAGGCGTCGCTGTACCGTGGCGCGGCCCAGAAACAGCTCTGTTGCAACGTCTACCTGGGGAAGCTTATCCACAAAATAGAGCTGCGCGATCTTCTCATTTTCCCGGCCAAGATTGGCCTGATAGATCACGGCCTCCATATCCTTGCGGGTCAGGTGTCCCAGCTCTGGCGGCAGCTTGGCCCGCGCCTGCGGCGACATACGCCCCGCCTCCTTACTTTTCCTTGTGATTCAGCACAGCGATATTGCCCTTGTTGCTCACTTCGAGATCCAGCGCAGCGGCGATATCGCGAACCTTGACGTAGTTCGTGCCGTTCTTCAGGATACGTTCGACGGTGATTTCCTTTCCGTCGACGATGATCTTGCTCTTTTCTACCATTTCGGTTTCCTCCTCTGCATTTTTTCCATCTTCGAGGGCCATCACGGTATGGCCCTCGCTTACCAGTACGTCGCCGCGCAGGAGATTGGCGTCCGTCGTCAGATACTTGCTGCCGGTCAGCAATACAAAATCGCCCGTTGCGGGCCAATCGTGCAGCATGCAGTATGTCGTGCAGCTGTTGCCCTGCCGACGGTAGAGTGCTTCGACCGACGCGCAGCCTGCGGCCACGGCGCAGAGCATCATGAGCGCGGAGCAGTCCGTCTCCACTGGCTTTGTGATCTTGCTCACGTCCCATCCGACGGCTCTGGCGGCCTCATACGCCGTGTTCCTGTTGTCCATGTCGTACCCGATATTCCGGTTTTTAATGGCCGCCTCGCACGTCTGCGCGGCCCGCTCGGCCTTTTTGCGGCTCTTGTAGCGCAGGACGCCGAGCCAGCGGCCATTGTACCAGTTGGAGATATTCAGCTCCCGCCCGTTCTGGTTGCCTGGCTGCTGGTTGCGGCCGCCCGTCTCGCCGAGACTGGCCTGTCCGATCTTGATGCTCATTTCTGCGCATCCTCCTTCGTGGCGTTGTCAATCGCGTCCTGCGCTTTCTGGCTCTGTGTGCCAAAGTAAAACGCGATCACGACGGTATACACCATCATAAAGTCCTGCGAGATCTTCCCGGCGACTGCCATGTACGCAAATACCGCCGTCAGCACCAGCGTGACGATAGATTTGACGCTCAGCAGATTGCCGAGCCGCTTCTTGATGTTTTCCATATGTATACTCCTTTCAGTCTTTCAGCACGATCTCTGCGATGCGTGCTGCCGCTTCCGGGCCGTACTTTTCGGCCCATTTATCCATGTACTTCTGCGCGTACTTCGCGCGGTTCTCATTTTTGGCTTTCCAGAGGTAAAAGCCGCTGGAGGCCGTTGTTTCGGCCAGTACCGCAAGCGTGATTTCCGTCAGATCTGCGCCTGCCGCGCAGGCGATGATGAGCGCAAGGCTGACGAGCGCGCTGCAAATCAGCCACTTCTTGCTAAACTCCATTGCTGTGCCCGCATTGCGCCTCCAGCTGGTGCAGGAATTTTTTCACATCGCCGTTCCCGCCCATCTTTTTATACTTCTCTCCGGCAATCAGCCGTTCAGCCATCGGCATTTCCTCGCTCATGATCGTGAGTCGGAGGATCGCCAGATACTGCTCGTCCTGATGCTCCTGCATTTTCCCGAGCTTTTTGTCGATCTCGGCTAGGTGCGCCTCCTGCGTCGTGGCCTTGCCGCGCTTTCTCTGTACCGCGCCGACGACGGCGTTTACTACCGCCGTCAGCGCGGATGAGCCAAGCGCGGCGCAGGCGAGGGTGACGATGATGGTTTTGGTGTCCATTTTTCTGTACCTTTCTCTTTTATTTGCCGGGCTAATCGTCCGCCATTTTGATGTAGGTGGTGGTATCGCTGGAATAGCTGATCGTCGGCAGCGTCGTGCCGCCGAGGACGGCGTAGAGGGCTGGGTATGCAGTCTGATCGAAGGTTGAGCCATCGCACGCGTGCCACGGGGCAGAGAGCACGCGGACAGTTGTGAGGATATCGCCGATGTGATAATTCGGCTCCGACAGCTTCCCGAATGCCTCATTTACCATCGGGTTCGCCGGTGCGTCGCCTGCTCGCCAGATCTTTGCAGCGCTCTGCGCCGTCAGCAGGTTCCCGGCCGTGAGCGGCGTCCCGGCTTCCAGCGGTTCGTCCTCCGGGCGAAGCCATACGTACCGCAGGAGGCTTCCGTCCGCGTCATACGCTCCGTACCGGACGGCCCCGTTTGCGAGATCGTTTGTGCCGATTCTATCCCGCATGGCTATTCCTCCAGCGCCTTGATGTAGGCATTGCTTCTTGTGTCCGTCCCGATGGTAGGGATTTCTTTTCCCGCCGCGCTATAATCGCAGTACGCCAGCCCATTCGATGATATGTATGCCGCCTCCCCGTCCGGCGATAGTGCAATACTGTCGACGCTGCTCCCCAGTACATCTCCATATACCGGGCCGGATGCTGGAGCGCTGATTGCAATGATCTTTTCCGCTCGATCAGCACTTTCAGATTCGCTTGCGGTTTCCGAAAGCACCAAAAGCCCGTTTTCGTATTTGCCGTTCGTATAGTTGTCGAGCGAGTAGCTATCGGTTTTGTAGGAAACTACCTTCCCGTTTTCCCACGTTGCACCGTAGTCCGCAGAATACCTGTATACCATATATCCGCTATACATCGTGGTCCCCGCGCCAGAGAAAGCAGCGTTCACCAGTGCAAAAAAAGCAATTATATTTGCGCCACAGTGGTAAGCCGACATTAGGGCGTGATAGGGGTACGTCGACGGCTGGTTGAAGGACGGAGTTAATTCTTCGATGTTTACGCTGCTGACTGCCTCCCACGTCGGATTGATCAGGGTTTTTGCCTTTGAAATCTCCAGTGTGCCGCTGGTGCTACAGTTCATCTTGTAAAAGCAGTCCTTTTCTTCGGCATAAAATACAATTCCGCTGATTAAATCTGAGATACTTACTATTTCCTTCGTTGTTTGGTTTACGTAGCTAACACTTACTTTTCTTCCCGTGTAATTGTTATAGACTCCGTATTCGCTTATTCGTACGTAGATATACAGAACGTTTGGCGTAATAAACATCTTCAGTCCAGCACTTCCAGGCAGGCTGCCGCTTGCATATAGCGTAAATGGCGCATCAAGACTACGCGTTGTGTACACTCCGTTTACCTCTGTGGAGTCTGCGGAAAAAACAGCGTAATAAGTGCCGTTTGCATACTGCACATCCGATACCAGCGAGAGTCCGGTCGGCATATCCGCCTGCTGTGTCCACGTCCCCAAATCGGGCGATATCCAGAACTTTCTGTCGTACAGGCCGACCCATTCCCCATTCAGATACCACACAGCTACAGGCTGAATATTCGATGTCTTCAACGCCCACGGAAGCGGCGCGGCAGAGCTTCTGAGCACAGAAAACAATTTTGGATACTGCTCCTGTGATACAGTGCGCCCGTCGCACGGGAGCCATGCGTCGGAGAGGTCTGTGCGGGCGGTGATAGCGATGTCGCCGACTTTGGCCGTACCCTCCGAAAGCTTGCCAAGCGCGTCGTTGACTGTCGGGTCTTCCGGGCGGGTGGCGGCGTTTGGCCAGAGCTTGGCGGCGGTCGCGTCGGACAGGAGATTTGCCTTGTTGAGGGGCGTTCCCTCGACGGTAGGCGCATCCTCGCGCTTGAGGTATTCGTAGTGGTTGAGCGTGCCGTCGGCGTTATAGACGCCGTAGCGGATCGCGCCGTTGGATAAAACCTGTGTTGGCTGCCTATCTTTCATGTGAGTAATCCTCCTGCGGCGCACTCCGCCGCGCCGGTGTGGCGAAAAGATTTTGCAACGTTGACGATCAGTTCCTCGCAGATCGTCAGGATGCGCTCGATATCATTTGCGCCGGTGTAGGTCAGGCGCGCCAGCTGCGGCGCGTCCGGCGTCCCGGCAGGATACGCAAGCGCGTCGCGGATATCCTGTATCTGCCGTCTGTACGTCTCAGCCTGTGAGGCCGTTGGGATGTCCGTGACGGCCCAATCGGTTTTCGCCGTCCATGCAATGCTCCTGCCGCAAATCGAGCTGAGGCGCGCCGCCAGATAGTTCAGGGCCGTTCCTACGCGGTTCAGATCGGAAGCGTTGTACGCGCCCTTCATCCCCGCAAGCCATTCCGCCTGCTCGGCTGCCGTCATGGCCGCGAACCCCTTCGCCGCCAGCCCCCGCACCCGCTCCACGTCCGCCTGCGTCCGGTCGGTGACGAGCGTAACGATGATAGTCTTGGTGTCCATGGTGTCTCCCTTCTGTGTTATCAGATCGGCACGAAGGCCGCATCCGTCCACTTTGCCGTCGCGCCTGCTTCGCCCATCCAGACCTTGATCACGCCGTTGTGCGTGTAGTAGGCGTTCTGGATGAGCGCCATGTCGGAGGCCCACACGATTGGATTGTCCGCCGTGCCTGCTTTCACGGCCTGCTCGACGTACTCCTGCCGCACCAAGATCTTGTTGACGTAGATATTCCGCCAGTCGTAGCCCAGCTTGTCCGACTGCGTCACGTCCTCCGTGATGCCGCCTGCGGCCTGCACCAGCTTGCCGTCCTTGATGGCGGTTTTGATCTGCGTAAGCTTAGTTTCCGTCATATGCTGCCTCCAGTTCCGCCAGCACGTCGCTGGCTGTTTTTTTGCCCATCTTGCAGGTGCACGTGCCGTCGCGGTTATCCGTGATCGGGCCTTCGACGCAGTAATCGGAGTTGTCCCACTCCTGCACAGATTCCTGTGTTTCTCCCGTCGGCTTGCCGCTTTCATCGTATACCGGGATGGTGTCGCGTTCGACGATATACCAATGCAGTCCGTTCACAAACAGCTGCACGGCAGCTGCATACGTCGTTTCTAGCGTGACGGCCTTGCTTTCACGCCCGTTCCAGTCCCGATCAACAAGCTTTCCGTCGATACTTGCCGGGTGTTCTGTGCCATTTGCCTTAAAATAGATCATATATACCTCCGTCATAATGTTTTGAGGGTTACATCCGCCTTGCTCCCATATGCTGATCCGCTGGATCTGTTTATAACAATATTGCAGTTTCCCATCAACAGATACTCATAGTTAACCGTGCCCTGCGTGCCGTACTTCTTTTCAGCCACAGCGAGGCCGTCTATGGATATTCTTGCAACAGAATTGGAAGCCCCTCCCGCCACTAGCGTAATGGACGTTCCCCTCTCCAGTTCAAACGTCCCTTCGGTTCTTTTTTCCCCTTCTATAAGCACATGGCCCCAGTTATTTGCACTCGCATTTTTTGTCGTCACGGTAACTTGCACTGGGTAGCTTAATTTGATATTGTATGACGTTCCGCCAACCATCGTTCTTCCACCGTAAAGCCTGTAACCAGTTCCATCAATCTTTGCGGTGCCGCTTTTAACCGTGTGGGCCGTGCCGTTAATCAGTGTTCTATGCCCCATACTCGCAAGCCTCATTCATACTGCCACGCGATTTGGCCGTTGACAATCGGCGTGGTTTCTGCCGCAAACAGCGCTTCGCCGCGTGCCATGTAGGACGTGTAGTTTGCGTCGGCAGCGTTGACGTTCGTCGTACGGTTCATCCGGGCGTTGACGGATACATTGTCTACGCTCCCAAGCCCGACGTCGGATTTTCCGAGCGTGACCGCGCCGGTCTTGCCCGCGACGGACGTAACGGGGGCGGTTTTGAGGTAGTCTTTGCCAGCGACGGCGGCGGACACGCCGCCCTCGCCGTCTCCCTTCAGGATGCCGCTGGCCGTGATCTTGTTCTGCTTGGAAGACAGGGCGCTTTTGATCTTGCCCCAGAAGTAGTTCAGGCCGGTATTGTCAAGATAGGCCATTTGCCCCTCCTTACGTGTCGGCGGTGATCGTGTCGATCTCCGTGTTCGTGATGGATACGATCTCGAACATCGCGCCCAGCGCGTCCCAGTCCTCGCCTGTCCAGGCGTAATTCATGCCGGTGTCCTCGACGTTCCAGACGTCGCCGACCTCATTCCCGCTCGTGGGAAGGGCAGAATATGTTGCCTTGCTGCCCTTGTACTTGTAAAGGCCGGTGATATCCGTCTTTTTGGCATAGTCGCTTGCCGCGCTGAAGGCTGCAAGCTTGCTGTAATCCGCAGCAGTCATAAGCCCGGGAGAGCTGTCCGTAGCGGCCTCGTATTTCGTGTCCGTAAACACGGCGTCCGCCGGGACGTCCTTTGCCACGGTATGCCCGTTTACCTTCTGGGCGTCGTCGACTACGCCGTCTCCGTCCTTGTCGTACACGCTCTTGAGCATGTCGCCGCCGCCCGCGCTGGCTACGGAGTCATCGACGTATTTCTTCGTCGCGGCGTCCATGTCGGCGTTCGGGGCCGCGCCGAGCGTCAGCTTGCCGGTCAGCGTGCCGCCGGTCAGCGGCAGATACTTCGCTACAAGGGGCTTGATCTTGCTGTTCCAGAGATACAGCAGGCCGTCGTTGTCCAGGTATTTACTCATTTCAATATCTCCTCAATTTCAGTATTCGTGATCCGCTCCGCTGCGGGCGGGATCGTGTTCAGCTTGTCGGCCAGTCCGGTGATCGCCTTGATCGGGTGCTGGTCGTCCGCGTCCCGGTTGGACAGGGCACGGTGGTCGGTCGTTCCGCCCGGGCCACCCGTGCGGACGGTGACGTTAAAATCCACGCCGACAGGGGCCGGTGCGCCGAGCTCAAAATTGATCGGGCCCATCACAGCACCACCTTTGACAGCGCGGCGGAGACATCGACCTGCTTTTTCTCAGATCCAAGCACATCACCGCTCTTGAATTTCACGCGGATCTGCATCGGGCAGACCTTCGGCAGGCGGAATGTCTCTTCCTGCGTCAGGGGGACCCAGAACGTTCCGTCCGCGTATGTGATCTGACCGGGGTAGTACTTCTGCAAATACAGAAGCGTCATTTCGACCTTTTCAATATCGTCGATCTCGACAGCCTGCCCGTTGCTCTTGACCGTGACGGCCAGACTGTACGCATCGCCCTGTACCATGGGCTGCACCTCCGTTTCTTATGTTCCTACGATCTCGCAGTCCGCCGCGGCGATTCCGCTGAGGCGAATGTCCATACTGGTAATCGTTCCGGTGATCTTCGTGCCCCACGGCGTTGTGGTCTGCACGTAATCGCCCGGGACTTCCTTGTCCATGACAATTTTGACACTGTGCGTCTGACGGCGCATATAGTAGTCAAAGACGTGCTGCGCGACGGCGGCAACGTTGTCGCTGTTGACAAGCGTAGCGTCGCGCACCTCGATAACGTTCGGCTTGGTCTGCGTGGTGGCGTTCGGATTGGCCTTGGACGTGACCGACGTCGTGTGATAGTAGGTCGTACCTCCGACCTCCACGCTCTCTCCGCTTCCGGACGTCGAATAGTTGTGTGCCGTCACACGGATCTCCGTGACCACTGCCGCCGTTTCCACGCTGCCGCCCGTGTATGTCCGGTCAAGTGGGATCGTTGCAGGAGAGGCCGCTGTGAGCCTCCGGACGCGCACGCCGCGCGACGCGCTTGTGTCAATGGTCGCACGAAGCGCAAAAACGATCTGTTGCAGCGCTTCTCGTTTCGTGCAGTCCGGGATATAGCCGGTTACGGTCTCGTCTTTCAGCGCAGGGTCGAAGTCCAGCGTGAAGTGCGCGCCGAGAATCGAGGCTATCAGCTCCTTCGCGTTTTTACTGCTGTAGACCGCCGCCGCGAAGGGCTCGTCGTCCAGAATGCCGAGCGCATCCTGGCAGGATACATCATAGAGCCGTTCGCTCGACCGGGACGAGCTTTTGATGTAAAAGACGCCGATTAGCTTTGCACCGTCGTAGGCGCTGACGGGCTGCTTCTCTTGGAAGATGAAATCGATATCGTCCGAATTGTCGAGCGTGAAATCCAGCGTGTTAATCTCTACGTCGTCGGAAATCACGCTGACACCCTCGGTGACGGTGACGCTGCGCAGGTCTTCCCGCTCAAACTCCCGGACGATGCCGAAGAAGATCTGTCTGAGCTTCGCGTAGCGGTACGGCAGGCTCGTCTTTTTCAGCTCGATCACGAGCTTGTTGTAGCCGGTGACGGGCTTGGCGCAGAAATACTTTTGGCCGGTCGGCGTGAAGTCCTGCGACGCGACGGTTGTCTCGCCGTTGTACCACGTCATGGTCAGGGCGCTGCAATAGTCGCCGGTGCCACCGTCAAAATAGAGGTAAATGCCGGAGCTTGCGAACGTGCCGTCCAGCGTGATGGTCAGCGTCGGGTTTGCGTCGAAGGTGCAGTCTGCTTTGCTCGGCTCGGTAGACCAGAAGGCCGCCCGCTCGGTCGTGAGGATCGGGCGGGAGCCGTCCAGCACCCACTGGTTCAGCTCGTTTGTTGCGACGATCACCGACTCTGTGCCATACGGCAGTTCCGGAAGGTCGGAGAAGGGCTGCGCAGCGGTGCTTGCAACGCTTGCCGCCGCTGCTGCGCCTACCGCTACGTCCTCATAGATCACGCGTACACTCATACCGGCGTCCTCTTGGGCTTCATGGCGACAAAATTGATCGTCAGATTGCCCCAATCATTGCGCCCGTCGTAGCTCCCGGCGAGCTCATCGTCGCCGTTTGCTACATAGGCGTCAAAGGTCATAGTCCCCTGCGCATATGGGACGGTCAGCACGTGGCTGTCGACCGGGGCAGAAATGCTCTCATAAAAATCATCGTATTCCTCCGGGTCTGACGATACAGGATCAATTTCAAGGCTGTAGTTGTAATACGTGCCGATAATATCACGGGTCATCGCGCCGGTCATCACGCGACCCGCGTTATCGCCGTCGAGGACGGAAAACGAACGCTTTAGGCTCACAACATGCAGATTCGGATACTCCTTGCCGTCAAGGCTCAAAATGCTTGTCATGCCTTCACCCCCGCAAGCTTCACGCCGACGCGCTGTGTTTCCTCGTTGTTAAGGTTATACACCGCGCGGCCAAGTTCTCTGTGGTCAAGCTGCATAACAACCGTGATCTGTCTGCCGCCCATGCCGCCCGTTTCGTTCATGGCCTGCTTGAACGCCTGCACCATCGTCTCAAGCGGCGTTTCGATGTTCGTTCCGCTTTTCTGGTCTCCCAGCACAGCCATAAACTCCCGGTTCGGCGGGATGACCGCGCCGGACGCGAGGCGGGGGAGAGATACTCGCGTAACAGGTGGAATGTTTATGCCGTACGTCATGCCGCCAATCTTCGGAACCCAGTCCGGAACGTTGATCTGAATCGTGTTAAGCTTGGAAATAAGAAAGTTGATACCATCTATAACGAAGTTAATCGCGCCTTCGATCGTACCGACAATGAGGTTCCAAACGCCTTTCAGAATATCTAGGACACCGTTCCATGCTTTCTTCCAGTCTCCGGTGAATACGCCGGTCAGGAAGGTAATAAGGCCGCTGAGGATCTTTTTCCATGCGTTGTACTGGTCGGAGAACAGCTTTCCAATCGTTTCAAAAATCGCAGCAAGTGCCGGGTTCTTGCCCTGCAGCCATGTAATAAATGCGCTCCATGCGTCTTTGATGGAGTTTACAATCGCGTTCCACGTCTGCTTAAGCCCTGCCCAGATCTGCTTTGCACCTTCCGCTGCAAGCTTCAGGTCTCCCGTAAACACGCCCTTGAAGAACTTCCCGAATCCGTCTATGACATTTTTCAGGCCGTTGATAAGCTCTTCGCCGTGCCCCGTAAAGGATACCAGCGCAACGAGAATCGCGGCAATTCCAGCAATCATAAGAGGTATCCAGCTGCCCGTCAGTAGGCCGATTCCGATACCGGCAGCGAGCAGCCCGGCGATAATAGTCAGCGTGTTTTCCAGTGTGAATCCGTTGTTGATTACGTCCTTGATGCCAACAACGAGCATTGCAAGACCGCCTACCACAAGGGCGATGCCTGCCGCTATCGGCCCGAATGCGAGCGCAAGCCCGCCCGCGAGGGCCGCGAGCCCGGCAATCATGCCGAGAAAATTAGTCAAGTCGACACCGTTGTTCCATGCGTCCAGCCAGAAATAGACAAGCGCAAACGCGCCTGCGGCCGCAAGTGCGATGCCGCCGATCTTGCTTAAGCTGTCTGTAAACATGCTGGCGATCTTCCACGCGAGCAGTCCGGCCGCGATCGCGCCGACAATGCCGAGGATGTCGTTCAGCTTATCTTCGGCAAGATCCAGATTCGAGAAATCCGGCGTGATCCCGCTCGAGTCGGCAGCGCCGCCAACCCCGCCTCCGCCGCCGGACGCCTGATTGCTGGTGATCTGGTTGATCTCGTCAAATCCGGCCATGCTTTTGCTTGCGTCTTCTGCGGCAGCGCCTACCCCTTCAAGGGCTTCTTTTTCGGCATTCAGGCCTTTCGCCGCCGAAACCTGCGCGCCCCAGCTCTTCCCGGAAAGCATTCCGAAAAACTTTGCGATTGCCGTAACGACCTGTGCCAGAATGTTGACCAGCTTTACAAAAACCGGGATCACGACTTCGAGGATCGGCTGTGCAAGCGTCAGAAGAGCTGCTTTCAGTCGCGCGATAGATGCACGGGCCGCCTCGTTCTGCATGATCGTCTCGCTAAGCCAGCTGCGCAGCTGGGAAAGGCCGCGGGACAGGACAGTAAAGACCAGCGCGCTCCTCAGTACTCCGCTTAATCTTCTCCCGAATTTATTCATGCTTTTTTCGACGCGCGCCGACGCTTCGGCCATGCGGGCCGAGGCTCCGCTGGCGTCTGTGATCTGCTGTACCAGCTCACCGGCTTTAGCCTTTGCAGCGTCAAGCGCATCAGTCTGGGTTATCACCTTGTCGGTGATCTTTGCATATTGGCTCCCAAGCTTTTCCGCCGTTTTGTTTTGCTGCACCAGCAGCTGTTCCTGCTCTTTGATCTGCGCAGCAACCTCCGCCTGTCGAGAATAAGCGTCTATGTACTCAGCTGGATTAGCCGAAGCGTTTCCGGACGTGATGCCCTTTAGGCGGTCAGCCTCCGAGCGGAGCGATTTCAGCGCGTCTTCCGTCTGCTTTGCGGACTGAAGCGCAGCGTCCAGCTCCTTTTTAAGCCCGCTCTGCGTTCCGGTATCCTCGTTTAGCTTGGCTTCCATCTTGTCGATTTTCGCGGACAGCGTATCAAGCTCCTTCTGCGCCTTTTTTGCGTCCGCGTCGACGGTGACCACAATTTTCCCATCTGCCATATTTTCACCACCTTTTCGGTTGATTTTTGTTATTATTTGTGTTATCTTCCAAGTAAGGAGGGAAGAAATATGAGTGATTGCATTATCCAAATCAGCCGGGACAATTCTTTTTACGGTTCTGGCCTGATCGTCGGCGTTGCATTGGATGGCTGTGATGTCGGCACGCTGAAAAACGGTGAAGAACTTCGAGCCGTGGCCGCTCCGGGCCAGCACGAACTTTCTTTTTACCGGTATCGCCGTCTGGATAAAACCATATCCTTTACCATTGCCGAAGGGCAACAGAATGCGTTTTTTACCATCAAGATTAACGCCTCGAACCGCGTTGACGTTGTTGGCGGGCTAAAAACCAAAAAGCAGGCGAAACGCCCCAGCGGCTGCCTGACGGCTTTAATCGTATTCCTCTGTCTTTTCGTCTTTATTGGCGCGGCCTTTGCTTCCTGCGGATCGTCCTCCAAGCCGAAAAAGGTCGGAACCTCAGTTTCTTCTTCGCAGCAGCCGCCGCAGCAATCCGATTCCGGGCCTGAAACATTTGGCGTTGGGGATCAGGTCGTTCTAGACGGCGTGGCGGTCACGTTGCTCAGTGTTACCGAGAATTCCGGCCAAAATTACGTCTCGCCGGATGATGGAAAGGTCTTTGTTCTGTGCGAATTCGAGATTGAAAACAATTCATCCCGCGATATTGCGTCCAGCACCATGCTTTCATTCGAAAGCTACATTGATGGCTATACAACCAGCCTCAGCCTCACCGCGATGATGAGTTCCGACGAGCCGCAGCTTGACGGCACGATTGCCGCCGGGAAGAAAATGAAAGGTGTCGTCGGATATGAAGCGCCGCAGGATTGGAGTGAGATCGAGATTCGATTCTCTCCAAGCTTCTGGGGTAGCGAAATCGTTTTCGAGTATAAAAAATAAGTTTTTCCTGCTGCCGCCCCTTAACCGGGGCGGCTGTTTTTTGTCCCGACTCCCCATGCGGCAAGCAGGTCGGCTTCGGCCTCCGAGTATGTTGTCTTCAGATCGACGATATCCCGGTTGCGCCGGTAGAAATCCCTCTCCTGTTTGTCGAGGCTCTTCCCTCTGGCCTTTTTATCGCGGATGGAAACCACCTGTGCATACAGGCAATCTCCGATTTCTTGATAGTACGCTAGAAACGAATACCAATGCAGGTATTCCAGCGCCCTGACCTCGCAGCCCGCGATTCGGTTGATGGGCGCAATATAGAGGTCGAAGTCCTGCGCCCATGACATGATTTCTGGCTGTTTTCTCTTTTCCCGATTCTCCTGCCCGTGGTCTATGAAACGGAAGCACTGGTTCAGGGCTTCCTGATAGTCGCTGACGGGCATTTCTTCGAAGCCTGGATAGAAGATGGTCAGCGCCGCTTCCGCCTTATCCCGCTCGTCCAGTTCCCTGTCTGTCAGGGCTACGAGGATATCGAGGATTGCGCGGTAATCAGATTGGATCGGATACGTTGTGCCGTTCACGTCGACCGTGGTCGGCAGCGCCCAGATCACTTTTTCCATTTTGCTGTGTATTTCGCAATCCTCGGGTTAGTCTTCTTCTGCTCTGCCGCGAAACTCGTGTCGATCTGGTCGATCACGGCCAGCATGAGGTTGCACCATACTGGCAGGCCGTCTGCCAGCGCGTAGACGTTCATTGTTCCAAACAGGGCCGTGCAGACAGGCTTGGCAAACAGGCCGTCGATCATATCCCGCATTTCCGCGTCGCGGCGGCGGGCGATTGCGAAGATCTCTTTCTTGTCCGCGCAGTGGTCGACTTCGGCCTTATATGCCTCCTGCTTCCTGTCCAGCTCGTCAAAGGTGTTGAAGATCTGTTCGACAAATGCGCTGTCGGTCGGGTTGAAGGAGACTTCCGCCGCGTCGTTCAGCTTGAACGATACGATACCGGTTTCAAATTTGATTTCAGGCATTGCGATTCCTCCTTACGCTGCGTCTGGCGTGAAGGTAATATCCCCGTTGGATCCAACCGCCGCCGTGCCGGTCGTGCGTTTGCCGCCGAGCGTCACGTCGATGGGCATACCTACCGAGCCGCCGCCCTCGCCGCCGAGGCTGGACGGCTTGACCATAGACGCGTCGTAGCGCTCCGCGAAGACTGCCGTCTTGGCCGTTCCTGCATAATGATGGACGATCAGCACGTCCTGATTCGCCAGCGCAGCTGCGTTCTGCTGCTTGACCGCCAGATCCCAGATCTTCTTCAACGCCGCATCGCCCGCGTCAAGGTCGCACGGGTCAAAACTCTGCGTGATGATCGGTTTCTTCATGGTAGTTCTGGTCGTGCCAAGGATATCCTTGCTGGAATCCTCCTGCCAGTCATACTCCATGCTGGAGTCTGTGACGCGAGTGCCGAACGGCGCCCAGGCGGGCGTTGAGGACTCGCCGGTGTTCAGATATGCAATCAGCAGCTCCCGGTCGATGGTCTGACCGGCCGTGGTATTAAAAGTAACTTCTGCCATAGTTAAATCACCTCATATGTCAGTTTCATTAGAATTTGATGATCCTCTGTGCCGTCCTCGTACCGGGCGAACAGGGCCGCGCGGCTGGCAAGTTCCATGCGCCGGACGCGCATCCCGTCGCCCAAATCCGGCGGGTTCTGCATGGCCCAATCCCCGAAGCGGTTCAGCATGGCGTCGCATTTCAGGCGCTTGTCGTTGCTGTTTCCGGGCTTGATGCGGGCGATGATCTTGAATTGATATTCCGCCTCGTGCCCTCCGAGGATGAATTTTCGTGTGATGTACGCGCCCTGAATCGTAGACAGCGCCATACTCGCAGAATCAGCGGCGAGGAATTCGTAGTTGATCGTCGCGGCTGGCATATCGTCGTCAGAAAAGGAGTTCGCCCAGACCATCATCTTTCGGGCGATATCCTGTTCTTCCTCCGCAGATACCAGCCTTTTTTGCTTTTCAGAGTCCATTCTTCACCGCCTTGTCCGCTACACGAAGCCATTTATCAAGATTTTCAGCCTTTGACGCCTCGAACCAATGCGATTGCGCCTGATTGTGTCCTGACGTGTTGAACACAAGATTTTTGTCGGTCAGTACCTTTGTCCCGCCTTTCGGCGCGTAGGTGCTTCCGGTCTCCGGGTCTACCATGACTTTCCCGTAGTACAGGAACCTTGCGTATGGGCCGGGATAGATAATCGCATTCCCTTCCACCTGTGTTCTGCGGTCGAGGGAACCGGTCAAGAATGGCACATACGGGGCTGCGTCCTTTCTTGCCTGAAGTGCGACAATATGCTCCGCTTTGGTACACGCCTGTGCGATTGCCTCATGCAATTCATCAAAGCCGTCTGCCTTTACGCTGAATTTCAGCATATTAGGCCCCTCCGACTTCGAAGTGTCTCATGTCCTGGCTTCCGAAGTCCTTCATATCGACCTTTGTGACCTTGTAAACGTCGTCATAGAGCATTTCAAGCGCCTGCTCGGTCTTGTCCGGCTCCACGACTTCACCCTTGATAAAGAATGTCGTTCCGCCGTTGCCGTCCGTGGAGAGCGTCCAGATTCCGCTTTTATCAGTTGCACGCCAGAATTCCTGCGGGCCGACGTATCGCTTTTCTGTGCCTGCCACGCCGTCTACGGCGGGCGTAGAGAACGGGATGTAAAGATTCACCGCATCCGCGCCCTCAAGCCCGCTCTGGCGGACGTTGGCCGCCTTGGAGGCTTCCAGCAGAACGCCGCGCAGGACTGTGATATAGGTCTTCTCCACATCCTTGAACGTCGCCGGGTCTGTCTCCTGCGAGACGTTGTAGATGGTTACGGTGTGGGGGAACATGGACATGGCCCATACCCCCTTGCTTTGAGTAATCCGGTCGGTCCGAGGTACGCCAGCACGATCTCCCGGCGGCGCGTCTCTGTCCGCTGCATATCTGCCTGCGACAGATTGCGTGAGCCAAAGCTGCGCGACCAGCCGCCTACCGTCTCACTCGATACCGGCCTGTCAGTCGTGTAGACGAGGCTGTCCAGCTTCCCGGCGTCCTGCTCCAGCTCGGCCAGCGCGCAGACGCAGTTCTGGACTGCTTCGAGCTTATCCCCGGCGGCGGAGCGCGCGCGGCTCATGGTGATGTAATCGACATAAGCCGACGCTTTGCGGGCGAGGCCGCAGAACCGCTCTTCGTCCAGCGCCGTCCCGCGGTACACGGTCGCGTAAAACTCATAATCGGCGTAGATCATGCTGCACCCTCCTTCCGGTCAGCCTCCGCACCCGTCACACAGGCGCGGAGGCTTGATTTTACTTGCTTACGTCTGCGCCGATGAACAGGCCGTAAGGATCAGGTACGACCGGGATAAACAGGCCGCTTGCCTTCGTCCAGGTGGTCTTCGGGTCTGGCGTTTCCCACTGGGTAATGGTGATATACTGCTGCGCGCTCTTGTCGGTGTACGGACCATAGCCCTTTTCTTCCGGCGTCACGCCCCACAGGCCAACGCCGAAGGAATTGGCCGTACCATTGGACAGGAATGCAACCTTGTCCTCCGGGAAGAATCGATGCGTCTTTTCCGCGCCGTTTGCGGCCTGCGCCTTATAGCGCTGGTCGTTGGTCGTGATCTGGCCGAAGCCGAACAGCTCGGTAAAGAGGCTGCGCAGCTTCTCGGTGGTGACGTATGTACCAGCGCCGACCGTACCGTATACGAGGGTCTGAATGCCCTTGTTGGACGCGAGTTTGCGCAGGATCTTCGTACCGACGACCATTTCGCTCAGGGCGTGGCCGGAGGCCGCCGCCTGATCCGCGATGGCCTGAAGCTGGCCGACGATATCAGCATCTGCGCCGAAGTCGATCTTGAAGCCGGTGTTTGCGGACGGAACGCCGTAATCGACGGTCATGTTGAGATTGTTTTCCTTGATGGTCATCTTGCCGGTCGCGATGACTTCCATCTTTGCAACTTCGGTTCTGACCTTGACCGCATCGGCCATCAGGCGCATATCGTCGAAGACATAGCTCACGATTGCGTTGTCGGCATATACGCCGTTTTCGTTGAGCAGCTGCACCCGCTCGGACTGGTTGATCTTGCGCTTGATAAACAGCTTCTCAACCTCTGTCTTTTCGAGCGCGGGGCGCGTGGCGATCTCGGCCTCGGTGTCAAAGGCGTGGACGGTCGCCATCGTGGGGATCTGTGCGCCGTTTGCGAGGCGCAGGTACTCGGCCTTGAGGCTTTCGGTCTTCTGGTCCGGGAACAGCCGGTCGCCGAGGTACGCCGGGCGTGCGACGGAAATGTTCTGCGAGAAATCCAGACGGTCAGCGTCGGAAATCAGTTCAAGAATGTCAGGCATGGTGTTTTTCCTCCTTCTTTAGGCCGTAGTCCACACGGGGTACAGGGTCACATTGCCGGTCATTTCGACCTTGGAAACAGCTTCGCCGCCCTTAGACGTGCTCCAGCCGGTCTGGGTGTTGCCGCTCTTGGTCAGCGGATATTCGGTCGAGACGTCGGCATAGGAGCCCTCTGTGTAGACGTTCTCGTCGACGGGCGGCGTGCCGCTGCCGTCGTTTTTGTCGTAGGTCACGGTATAGCCGCGCGTGATCTCCGGCGCGTCAACAAATGTGAAGCCCTTGCCGGACAGCGCGGTCTTTGCTGCGGAGGCCAGCGACAGGCGGTCTGCCAGCACACGGCCCGCGACCATCACGGAGCCGGGCATATTGCCGTCCGTCACATCGATATCCTCAAACACGATGCCGACGGCGTTCGAGTTGTCGGACGGGAACGGCGTACCGGCCTTTACGATCTTGTACTTGCCGTCCTGCACGCCCATCGACGCGGGGATTTCACGGGTTTTCAGTACGAGGCCGACTTCGCTTTCGAGGAAATTCGGCCTGACTTCTGCTTTTGTGTTTACAACGATAGACATTTTTCAAATCACTCCTTGTTTGGTGTCTGCGCAAACTGCGCGTTGAACTGCTGCGCGTACATTGCGCCCTTGCTCTTTGCCGCCGGTGCGCCGCCCTGGCCGACGGGCTTGACGAATGTGGGCGTGGGCTTATCTGCCTGAAACGCAGTCGGATCTGCTTCGAGCTGAGCCTTGTGCCACTCGTCAAAGCCGGTCAGCTCGCCGTCTTTCAGTTCAAGGTGTTTCTCCTTGAGGTCTGCAAGGTAAGCTTTCTCGGCGGCCTTGGAGGAAAACTTGACGCCCTTTGCCGTGATCGCGCGGTTCATGGCGTCGGCGTAGTCCCGGCTTGCCAGCTGCGCCTTGTAATCTTCGGTTTCCTTGGTGTACCGGCCCTGAAGGTCTTCGAGCTGCTTGCGAACGCTCTCAGCGTCCCAGCTGGACTTCCTCAGGTCTTCGATGTCCTTGTTGCGGTCGGCCAGTTGCTTTTCCACGGCCTCTTTGTCTGCCTTTGCGTCCTCTGCGGCCTTTTTGTGCTTCTCAATGTCCTTGCCGTTCATGACAAAAACCTTGTCCGCCTGCTCTTCTGTCAGGCCAATGCTCAGCAATTCTTCTTTTTTCATGGTTTCTCCTTACGGGATAGGCTTTTTAGGTCGTCGCCATGACCTCCCGCCTGCACTTTTAGGCTTGCAGATAGCCAATTTTTTGTATAAACCCCGCTCATGCGGTTTTTACCGAAACAAAAAGAGCCAACCACTAAGAAAATCTCAGTAGTTGGCTCATCGTGCCATTCCGCGCACTCGATTGTGCTGCGGTATCTGTATTACTTTTTCAGCTCTTCCGCCTTGATGATCTGCGCCTTGACTGTTCCGTCCTTCATGCGCTTCAGCTGAACGCGGAACCCGGCGGCAAGCGCCCGCTCAATGGCGGCTTTCAGTTTTTCGTCAATCATATAACACCTTCATTCTCTCTGGCTGCTCTGGCAGCCCTGCGGCCTTGCTAAAATCATGGTATTTCGTGTTCAGGCGGCGCAGCTTGGCTGCTGCGGCAGTCTCTTTGTCCTTTAGACCAGCGGCTTTATAGGCGTTTTTCAGCTTCTTTTGGTTTCTGATTGCCCGCTCAAGCCTGCGCTGCATCTGGGTCGCTTCGTATGCAGTATATTTCTTCCCGTCAAACTCGCAGCCGAGGCCGTCGTCGATGTGCTCCAGCTGCTCCTCGGAATAGGTAGGCTCCATGATTCCGGGGAGAAATGCGTGTTTGTAGTGACGGCAGTTCGCGCCAGTCAGGCCGTCTACATAGCCATAGCCGGTCGTCTCCACAAGATCCTTGTACTGTCCAAGCGGGTCAGGCTCTCCGTTTTCGCTTTTATAATAAATCCCCCCTTGCCAATCCTTGTGGCTCGACCACGGGGACGGGCCGGGCTTGTCTCGCGCTCCGGAATGCGCCGTTACCTCAAAGTACCGGGTATCCAGATATTCCGCCGACTGGTCGGAATACTTGTCGCAGATTTGAGCTACACCTGTCATAACGGCCCTGCGGGCGGCCACGTCGATTTGATCTGTGTGCCCGCTCTCATAGTCCACAACTTTGATTCCGCTCTCGGCCAGCTGCTTAACGGCGTTGGCGATTGCCTGATTGTATCCGATCGCCCCGCTCTGAATTTGCAGCGTTGACGAATTTAGGGCCCACTGATATGCTTGCGCAGGCGGAAGCATTCTCTGGCCATTGTCCACTAAAAACCCCAAAGATTGCGTCAGATTTCGGAATTCTCCGAGCGTCTGCCTGCGGATCGCGTCGATATCGGAGGCGTCTACCAGCCGGTCAGGCTTCGTCACATCGGCCAGCGTAATAAGGTCGTTGTAATATCGCCGGTTGCGCTCCACAACATCGTCGAGCAGCTTGTTCAGTTTTTCTTCGCTGACGTCCGCTGTCTTCTGGATGGCCCTTTTGATCTTCTTGAGATCAATGCCGTGCGACCGCAGCGCCCGGATATCCTGCACTGTGACTTCGCTCAGCTGATCCGCAATTTTAAGCCGGGAACAAACCTCATCCAGCAACGTATCTTCCAGCGTCCGGAACAGCTCTGCAAGCTCTTCCGGGATGGCGTCTAATAGTTCTGGGCTAAAAAGGGTACTTCATCCGCTCACCGCCCTTCTCCGTTTCACAATATCGTCGTAATGCGGCTTTACCCGTATCACGTTCCAGTCGCATTCTTCCGGCACTCTGCCGTAGAAGATCACCCATTCCGGGGATAGCCGTTTCATCATTTCTTCGTAGCCGCGCAGGAACAGGCGCTTGCTTTCAGCGTTTGCCTGCGTTCCCACCGAGGAAACCGCCACAACACCACCGACAGGTTCCCCGTCAAAGCACCAGTCATAGCTGCTCTCATCGCTCCATGAGATTGTCGGATAAACCGCCATTCCGTGGAGCTGCCAGTATGCCGCAAGCCAGTGTTTACGATAGTGATTGTATATCTGCATTGCAAGCGGCATATCTGTGTATGTGGAAAAATCAGGCGCGCATACCGCTGCAAACTGCAACAGCTTCGGAATGTACTTGTCCGGTGTGTTCCAGTGGCGGATAAACTGATAATCGTCCACGAAGAAATGCACGATCTTTCTTGCAGGTTCTTTCTCCGCATAGTGATAATTTACCGGGATAAATTCGCCGTGCGGATATATCTTAATTGGCTCGATCTGAGGAATTCCGTACTTCCCGACACCGGGAAATGCAAATTTATCGAGATTCTCAAAATTAATCATTTCTTCCCGTGGACAGCTATATTAAATGCTTTTTTCTGCCACTCTGGAGCTTCCTTTTTCATCGCCCCGCCCTTGCTTGCAATCTTCCTGTAACGATCATACACAACTCGCGCATAGAACGCTTTTTGTTTCTTTCCCTCTTTGCTATCTGCCTTTATGCCCGTTTTGTACCCATCCAACAGCTGCTGGTAAAAGCTATCCGGCATGATTTTGGCTATCTCATATATTCGTGGGTTTATAGCTATTTCGATTGTTTTATTTTGGGAATCATAAGAATAATATACCTTGTGCGATTCTTTCTCGTATACATCCTTGTATTCCGAATACGGCACCCTAATTCTTTGCTCCGTAGGGATAATTGCGCTGGAGTTTGCAGTCCCTCCGCCTCCACCGGCTCTTCCTCCCCCCGCGCCAGTTCCGCCTCTACCGCCCATCACTCTACCTCCTGTTGCTGTTCAGTTACCATGTCCTGTGCCCGCGGAAGCATTGCCTTTGCAGTCGCTTCGTCCTCGCCGTACCACTTTGCGCGGTATTCCCAGTGGTTCAGAATTCCATCAGCGAGGTCAAGCCGGTCGTTTGCCCGCTCTTGTTCCTTCTTCTCAGCGTCGTCAAGGACGGAATCGCCCCAACTGTAATCGGCGTTGTACGTCCCGGCAGGCGCGAGGTTATAGAGTGTTGCGTATGTATCGAGCGCATAGAGCAGGCTGTCAAACGTGTGCTCAAGCGCCGTCTGGATGCTGTCGATCAGCACATATTTGCGCTGCTTGCTGTTGCGGATCTCCGTCGCCGTCTTCTCGATGGTCTGCGGGTCGGAAATATCTCCATAAGCCAATCCGACGTTGAACTCGATACGGCGAAGCGTATTCTGGAAACCTCGGTAGATTGCTTCGTCGCGGATCTGCGGCTCGATGTACTGAAAGAATTCGCCGCTAGGGGAGAACGGTCCTAGTTCAAACATACGCTTGTTGAACATATCCGCAGTCGAGCTCGTGCCATCCATCAGGACTTTGCGCTCGCTGGAGCGATATTCCCAGCGCAGGCGCTCCCACTGCTCATCGGCCTGCTTGATCAGCTGCACAGTCGCTGCGTCTCCGTATACGGACATTCCGCATGGGCTGTTTGCGTCCGCAGTGTTGGACGCAGGCGGGCGGAAGTACGCGAAGAGCGGCCCGCTCATATCCTGAATCGCGATCTCCGGCTGAATGTCCGCCCATTCCGGGACGGCGTTCAGGGGCGCTTCTGCGCCGACTGTGCCGGAAGCGTCGCTGTAATACGCTTTATTGCGGATCGTGTATGTCGTGCCGTCCAGCTCGTGCGATTCGAGGCGGATATAATATTTCCCGCCCACCTTCGCGGGCTTATCCCGGAAGACGCCGCCGATGCAGCGCCCGGCAGGATCAAATTTCGTCGGCTGGAATGCTGCCGCGCCGGTCACGTCGACCAGCAGCTGCTCGCCGTAGATATACGGCTTAAATGCCACACCGCCGAGCGCAAGTCCCAGCTCTAAGGCGCTGTGGAAATTCTCTTCCGCCCGCTCAAAGCACTCTTTCAGATAATCCGCCCGGGCGCTGCCGGTGATGTTGGCCGTCAGCTCGGCCAGCGTTGGTCGTGCAATCTCCCGGCAGATCGCTGCCGGAATCCCGACAGCAATGACATCGCACGTCTGCCAGGGTGGATTTCCAATAAACATCGCGTACCAGAGGCTTATATTCTGCTCCATCTTCGGGCTGACTGCCGGAGATACGCCGAATTCCCGCTCGGCCACCGCCTGCGGGAAAAGCATATTCCGGAACCACCCTCGAATGTTTGTCAAAAGGCTCATTTCTTGATTTCTCTCCTCAAAACGGTCATACAGAAATAGCGAATCGCGTCCATGCAATGGTCGTTTTCTTTTATCACGCGGTCTTCTCCTGCGTCCTTGTCCCAGCTATAAAGGCCAAATTCTCGAAACGCATTTTTGCATCTCTCGTGAAATTTGATGATTCCGCTTTTGATGCAGGCCCCCGTGAATCGAATGCCGTCCAGCACGGCGTTGTTTGCTTTCCATACAGAAAACTTTCCGTGCCGCCTGATGCACTCGGCAAAGGACGCTGCCGATGGGTCGAGCACGACACGCTCAATGCGGTATCCGTCCGCGAATGCCTCTAAATCCTGATAATATTCTTCGTCAGTCTTCTGCCGCCCGCTCTCGCGCCCGCTGTGGTAATATTCTTTCTCCATAACGGCCTTGCCGCCATATTCCCGCCACAATGCAAAGACGGTAGGGTTCTGTGTGCCGTAGTCCGATGAGATCCAGTACCGCCCCGGCCCGCCCCGCTCACTCGTGATGTTTCTGGCCCGATCAAACATCGGATAAACCAGCCCCTCGGCTATTCTCCAGAGGCCGAGAATGTAGCGGTCGTAATAAACCGTCCCTTCGTATTCTTTTTTCAGATTTTCTTTAAAAGATTCCGGCAGGAACGGATTGTCGTCTATCGTGTATGTCTGGCTGAAAATGTCCGCGTTGCTATCGAGGAATTTTTTCAGCCAGTGGTCAGGATATTGCGGATTGAACGTCCCATCAAAACAGGAGTATTCCTTATCAAGACGGCTTTTTAGCAGCGCGAAGACTTCTTCCGACCAATCAGCTACTTCGTCCCCGTAGCAATATTTAATCGACGCGCCGCGGATCTTGGATACCTGTGACACCTTTTCTGCGCCGAGGCAATAGCACTTTTCCCCGAAAATCCACGCTGTGTTGTCGCTGGAGATTGTTCCGACGAGCATATCGCCATACAGGTTCCGCATCGGCTCCAGCACATTTCGCTCAATCGTGGATTTTGTTACGCCAAGAATGACGGCCAGACCATCTTTTCCGATTCGCTCACGAATCCGGATCGGTATGATCCAGCGAAAATCGAGGTAAGTCTTCCCACTTCTGGTGGCTCCGCCCTTGAAGTTCCATCGATGCGTCCCGTATTTTACAAATTCACGTTGTTTCGGACTTAACAGCATCTTGGAACTCCTTCAGCATCGAATCAAGCTTCTCCATTGTCGTCCTGTTGCGGTCGGAAGCAGCTGCGTAGCGTTTCATAAGACTGTCACCGGCTTTCAGCCGGTCTGAGAGTGAAGCGTCCATGCCAAACTGGTCTTTGACCTCGCCGCGCATGACGGCAGTGTAAAATTTCAGGATTTCGTTGGAATCTGCGACAAGCGCAGCCTCTTGTTCGTCCGTTCTGCGCTTGATATATGCAGAAATTGCAGGTTTTCTAAGGTTTTCCGCGCCCATGCTGTGCGCTGCCTTTTCTTTATACCCTGCTTTTTTCGCCGCTTCTGTGGCGTTGCCGGATTTTAAATATTCTTCGCAGAATCGTTTCTGCTTCGGCGTAAGCTTTTCATCCGCCATCGCTGTAAAGTCCGGCCAGCAGCTTCACCACATCCGCAATCTGGTACGTTTCCAGCAGAGTGACGTTCTTCGGCTTTTCATCAGGTCGATATTCGTAAACCATGTATTTCGTCACCATCCTGTCATTTTTCGCGGAATAGGTCTGCATTTGATTGATTTTTATTTTGATTCCGTTGTACAAGAGCGCTGTTTGCAGCTTGTGTGCAAGAGCGCGCAAACTCGCCATAGACGCTCCTTTCTGCCTCATTCTTTCGTTCTCGTGTCTCCGTGTGTGAATAAATATATTTATTCACACCGGAGAACACGAGAACAGGAGGAGGAGGTTTCCGCAGAACGCTGCGGTGCCGATGAAGAAGGGCGTAGAGTTGATCTCTACGCCCTTATAGTAAATGTTAAATTTGGCTCTGGGACGCAGACTTTTTCACAAAAGCCCTCTTTTTTGCCCCACAAGGCGAATAAATTGCCTGTGCCATTCCTGCGCGGTGCGTTCGGATACATAAACCGCCATCGCAGCGCCCTGCAGGGTGTGTGTACGCTTCCAAAGAACCAAGTCTATGAGCCGGAGTCGCTCCGCTCCATCTATGCGCTTTTTTGTTTCTTCAATGGCCGTCTCGACGGCGGAGAACTCGTCGTCCGTCAACCGTCGTTTCTCCTTTTCGGCGATATGCCTATCCTTCTCATAGATGCGGATCATCCACTTTGCATAAGGCCACCATCCGCAGCGCGGCGTGCTCATTTGAAAACTCCCTCGTCTTCATCGTCGTACTTTGCGCCCTTGATCTGTTTCATTTTACCTCCTAGAATAGACACATCTGCTGTTCGTTTTCTTCCTCATTTCTTTCTGCGAAAAACTCTTTAAGCATTTCCCCCTTTGCCGCAGCATAAAAATTTCTATCGATTTCGAATCCGATTGCATTTCTTCCAAGTTCGGCGGCTGCTCTTATTGTTGATCCGGAGCCACAGCACGGATCAATTACAAGGTCGCCGGGATCTGTAAATATACTTATCAAGTTCTTAAGTACTTTTACCGGCTTTTGCGTTGGATGGATTTTGGGGATTTCTTTCCCATCTCGTTCCCACGCAAACCAATCGAAAACCATTTTCCCGGTTCCTCTGATCGTCTTTCCATCAGAATCAAACTGTCTCCCGTTGTTAAACTTCGGAAGTTTTTCCCTGTAAAGCACCACAGCAAATTCCGTTGCGCCTACAATCCGCATATTGGCTTTAAGCACTTGCGCGGAGTAGTTTTTACAGAAGAAAATCGGAAACCAATTTTTGAATCCGTACCTTGCTCCATACTCCGCAACCGTGTTGATTTGATCGAACGCGCAGAACACGACCATTGCAGGTGCCTTGCCTTTCTGCTTTGGCTCAGGTTTAAGCAATCGGGAACAGAAGTGCATATACTCGGCGATCTTGAAATAGCCGTCCGAATTAAAAAATCTCTTTTTTGCGTACTTGCTTCCCCCGTTTGCGTTGTCACCGCCCTTGTACCACATAGGATTCGAGCCATAGGCGTCCGCGCCGATGTTGTACGGGATATCCGCAATCACAAGCTGTGCTTTCGGCACGTTGTATTTCTTATAATTCTGGAAATTGTCGTGGAAAATTTCAACTCGGAGTTTCCTCCCATCGTCCATCAGTAATGTTGCCTCCCTTCGCGCTTTGCGCGGTTCGCATCGTGCAGCGTCCGCATACAGCCCCTTGTTGTTGCATATCTCGCTGCGTCCTTCGATTGCTCCTGCTTGTATCTGTCCGCCTCCCGGCGGAATGCTATGTATCGGGTGCAGTCCGTGTGACAGCCGGTGTGCCTGTCTGCGCAGCCCTTGCACGGAGCCTGCACCGGTGTAAGCCCTAGATTTCCCTGCATTCGTCCACCCTCACGCATACGCGCTTGCCACCCACCTCGACGACATAGCCAGTCCGATTTGTCGCGTACTTGTACTTCTCGGCGGGATACACCCGCCCGCAGACGGGCCGCATTTCCGGGTATACCGGGATCGAGCACGTAATCAGGATCCGCACGCGCTCCGCCCGGCCCATCACAGCTTCCCCATGTGCCGCCCAGGCGCACGCCTCGCTGCAAAAATTGTATTTTGCCTTGTACTTCGATGGTGCGCGCATAAACGTTTTCCCACAGGCATCGCACGTCAGCTGCATCGGCGGCCTTGGCGGCTTGCGCTGCGTCTTGCTCATAGCTTTATCCCCTTTATGTACTTGTCGAAGTACGTCACGGCGACAGCCATCGCCGCCCACATATCCGCCGAGAAGCCGTAGAAGAAGCCGGGGTTCTTCTTTGTGCCCTTGCCGAAGTTCGGCTGGCCGGGCGCATAGCGGTCGACGAGGGCTTGTCTGATGTTCACATCCTTCGCCGACGCTCTGCCGCAAAGGTAAAGCTTCTCTTCACGGCGGAAGATCTTCTGCATTGGTCGCGGCTCTCCGTGGCTGTCTACATACTCCCAAAAACGCCCAATCCAAAAGCAGGTATCAAATACTTCTGCACCTACCGGCATTCCCATACCGGCAACCATTTCAATTGCAAAATGATCATAAAAGTCATATGGCGTAACAATCACGCCAAACATATCTTCGTTCGATTTCTTCCCGACTTTCAGCACGCGGCGGATCTCTTCGCCGTCGTGTTCTACCACGACGTAGCCGCTCTGAGTGTTTCCGGGGTCAATCGCCAGAATTGTGCCCATCAGGTCACCTCCTTTGTTCAAAGTCTTCGCATTCCTCTCCGGAAAAGTACCTCCGTTCCAACTCCTTCTCCGAGAACCGTTCGGCCTTGTGTTTCAAGCACCGATACGGATAAACGTAGTTCTTTCTGTATTCCAGATTCTTGCAAGTCAAGCAGCAATCCTGCATCAGCTCTCCTCCTTTCGCGCTTCCACGAGCAAACCGCAGCCCGCTCATTCGGGCACGCCTCTACTGCAAAAATCGTCCGGTGCAATCTCCATATCGCTGATGTCGCAGATGAGAAAACCGTTAGCGTTAATCGTCGCGTTAACAAGATGCTTGCAGTCCCTGCACCGCACCACCTCCGCAACGTCGGCGGCGGGCTGACGCAGCAGGAGCGTTTTCACCCGCTGAGGTGTCCAGTTCGGATTTTCCGCGTTGCAGGCTTCAAAATCTGCCAGCGCCGCCTCGCGGCTGATGTAATCACTCATCATTTACCCTCCGGTTCCATGCCTCAACCGCTTCAATGTATGCGTTCGTGTTCCATGCTGTTTTCAGGGCGACGGATGTCCCGCATTTCCTGCATTTTACTTTAAGAACCATAATCTTCTTCCCGAAATTACATGAACCGCCTGTTTCTTCAACTTCACCGCCGCAGAACGGGCACGGTTTCAGTTCAGCCATCCTTCTTGCCCTCCATTTCAGCCAGCGCCTTTTCAGCTTCTTCGCGGCTCAAAAATACGGTTTTGCCGATGTCCTCACGATATTCCGGCGTAAACCATGTGTCTGCAATTTCCAGATCCGGTTCGTCCGGGTAATCAGCGATTGTGTAGCGGATTCGATAGACTTTTGTACCCACCTTGCACAGCAGCACCACCACGCGCCCGTCCTTGTCGGCCTCGGCAAGCTCGCAGAGGCGGTCAGCCTCCACGCCCAGCGCCTGCGCTGCCAGATTTATCATCGCGTCCTCCGTAAATGGAGCCTTGATTTCCTCCGGCGTCAGGCCGATGTCCTCGTAGGCCGCAAGTCGCTCACACACCGCTATTTCAAACGGGCAATCCTTGATTTTGCACCCGCTGCCGTAGCACGGTTCTTTGAAGCAGCGCGGATAATAGGCGTGTTTATACGATGATTCGTTCCATTTAGTCAGTCGTTCCATCACGATCCTCCGTAATTCTTGTGTTTCCGACCGCGTGAATACCCGCGGTAAGAAGTGTAGTAACCTTGGTTTGTTGCCCTGTCTGCTGTCGCCCACAGGTAGATCGTCTTGAGTGGGTTGTAGTACACCCGACCCTCAGATTCCCGCTGCTTGATGCGGGCCAGATAGAAGTCAATGGCTTGGTGCCCAAACTCATCCCGCAGCATCGCCAAGTCGAGACCATGAGGGACTTTGATGCGCCGCTCCATCACTCCACCTCCAATGCTTTCTCCGCTTCCTCATTCAGCGGTCGAATATAGCCCGCAGCAACATTTTCGAGAAATATGCTATACGGCTGATGAAATACGATCCCGCCGCACACATAAGCAACCGCAAAGTGGATCCGTTTCATAATTTCCGGTCTCTCTGGATCGCTCGTATCAAGCATTGAGCCGTCCGGCTTGCACGGCAGCACCACCAGCCGCCCGTCCTTGTCGGCCTCGGCAAGCTCGCGGAGGCGGTCATAGCTGCAAAGGCTCTCCAAACCAGCAAGGCGCATTAGATTCAACG